ACACCGAGAAACCTGATGCTGTTTCATTCATGCGAGAGTGGATGTCACTGGTAGAGAGTGGATCGGGTGAGCGTGGCATCTTCAACCGTGAAGCATCTGTACGACAAGCGGCGAAGAATGGTCGTCGTGATGCAAACTATGAGTTCGGTACGAATCCTTGCAGTGAGATCATACTCCGCCCAAATCAGTTTTGCAACCTAACCGAGTGTGTAGTACGTGCTACAGACACTTTGGAGACACTAGAACGGAAGGTTCGTCTGGCAACTATCCTTGGGACTATCCAGTCGTCTTACACCAAGTTCCCGTACTTGCGTAAGGTATGGCAGAAAAACACAGAAGAGGAACGACTACTAGGCGTATCACTGACAGGGATCATGGACAACCCTCTGATGACAACAAGTAACCGTGGTTTGGATAAGACCCTTGCTCACCTTAAAGAAGTTGCTGTAGAGACTAATGCTGATTGGGCTGAACGCCTTGGGGTTCCTATCTCTGCTGCTATCACTTGCGTCAAGCCAAGCGGTACGGTTTCACAACTGGTTGATAGTGCGTCAGGTATCCATGCTCGACACTCTCGTTACTACGTCCGTACAGTGCGAGGGGACAACAAAGACCCTCTGACACAGTTTATGAAGGATCAAGGTATCCCTAGTGAGCCTGACGTTATGAAGCCTGATCAAACAACAGTGTTCAGTTTTCCTATGCAAGCCCCAAAGGGTGCTGTAACCACAGGGGATATGTCTGCCATTGATCAACTTGAGATGTGGATGGCGTATCAACGATCATGGTGTGAACATAAGCCCTCCGTGACAATCAACGTCAAGAAGGACGAATGGTTTGAGGTGGGTGCATTCGTGTACAAGAACTTTGATGAGATGTCTGGGGTGTCGTTCTTGCCGTACAACGAGCATACGTACCAACAGGCTCCTTATCAAGACGTAGGAAAGTCAGACTACACTATGCTGAAATCAATTATGCCTAAACGTATTGACTGGTCTAAGCTGTCAGATTACGAGCAGGAAGACAACACATCAGGCAGTCAGACACTGGCTTGTTCTGGTGATAGCTGTGAGATTGTTGACTTAACTTAACTCTAGCACCTGAGCATGTGTATAAACTGCTAACTTAAACAAAGGAGACTAAAATGTTTAGTGCTATTGCTATCGTATGTTCTTTAGAGTCAGGGGGTTGCTTCTCTGTTGCCAACCAAACTATTTTCCCTACCTTAAAAGACTGCCAAGATAATGCGTACACTGCACAGGCTTACGCCGAAGTTAATAACCTTGAGTTAGTAAGACTTACGTGTTATGACTGGGGTGTAGAAACATGAGTTACACTATAATCACCCGCAATCAGTGTAACTTCTGTGATACAGCTAAAGCTACCTTGAAAGGGGTTGGACAAAGTTATGTAGAGTACAACGTAGAATCTGAAAGTTCTAAGTGGGTCTTATCCTTGATGAAGCAAGCAGGTCTTAAAACTGTACCTCAAATCTTTTCATCAGACGGTAAACACATTGGGGGTTACACTGAGTTAAGAGACTTCTTAGGGAACTTAGAGGGTTCTAAAGTATGAATGACTCCGAGCCTCCAAAGAAACAGACACGTACACGTCGAAAGACTAACTATAAAGGCTCTACCAACAAGAAGGCATCTGGTCTTACCCCAAAGACAGACAAACAGAGAGACCTTATCAAGGCTTTAAAAGAGAGTAGGCAAGTGTTTATCCTCGGCCCTGCTGGAACAGGAAAGACTTATGTTACAGCTACCTATGCTGCTGATCAGTATGCTCTCAAAGAGATCGACAAGATTGTCATCACACGCCCTCACGTAGCCGTAGGAAAGGAGTTAGGGTTTCTGAAGGGCGACTTGACTGAGAAGACTATGCCTTGGGCATTGCCAGTGTTAGACGTGCTAGAGAAGCACTTAGGGAAGGGTACGGTGGAAACTGGCATCAAGAATGGCAACATTGAAATGGCTCCCTTAGCTTTAATGAGGGGTAGGTCATTTGAGAATGCCTTTATTATTGTCGATGAAACGCAGAACATAACTACCCATGAACTAAAGATGCTCTTAACTCGTGTAGGGGAAGGGACAACAATCGTTCTAAACGGGGATGTACAACAGTCTGACCTGAAGGAAGCAGATGGGTTGACAAAGGTTATTCACCTAGCTAAGAAGCACATGCTACCTGTACCAATTATTGAGTTTGATGTTGACGATATCATACGAAGTGATATTACAGCAATGTGGGTTAAAACATTCCTAAAGGAGGGACTATGACAGACAACGTAAATAATCCTGCACACTACGGTCAAGGTAAGATCGAGTGTATCGACTACATCGAAGACTTCCTGACTGACGAAGAGTACATAGGATACCTACGTGGGAATATAGCCAAGTATCTTCACCGTTGGCGATACAAGAACAAAGAAGAAGACCTAAATAAAGCACAGTGGTATCTTAACCGTTTGCTAAAATTACAACTAGGCGGATAGAATCAGAAAAGCCCAAGGCGTCCGTAAGGGATACCTTGGGCTTCTTTGTGTTTAACGTGTGGTTACTTAAGTTAGTCCTTTAGCCTTCTCAAGAGTTCTAAGTGATCCTAGACCTAGTAGTCCACCTAAGACTGTCAGAAGACTTGCCATATCGAATACTGGAAGGTCTGGCATAGCAACACCAAAGGCTGCAATACAGAACAACAAGAGGGGTTGTACTACAAAGTGATAAGCGAATGCTACACCACAAGTCCAACCTACGAATGGTCGCCATGAAGACTGAAACAGATTACCTTTAGCTTCTTCGACGTTTACTGCTATCTGCGCTAGAGCAATAGAGTGTGCTTGTTTTTCAGCCAGTGTCCCAATCTCGTGGGCTAACTTAGCTTTCTCATCAGCATCTGGAATGAACTTATCCAGTATGTCTGAGATTGGCCCTATCAGTTTACCTAACATGTCATCCTCCGTTTGACCAGTGTTCAGCCATTGCCCGAATAGCCTTAAGGTTCTCATCAATACGGGCCATAGATACTGCCTGATTCTGCACGAGATTTTCAAGTATTTCAATACGAGCATCATCTCTAATGAGACTCTCTTTGTTTGCGATTACGGCACTCTGCAATCCTGCAAAGAACCAGATTGCGGTAACTGTATAAGCTCCTATAGCAATTAGTACAGTTATAGGGATATTCTTATTTACCCCCCAAGAATCTTCACTCATTTGTACTTCTTTCTTGATAGTTCAAAATGTGGGCCATCAGGGAAAGACTTCCAGTCACCACCCCACTCTAGGGATACCTCTAACTCTTCAGCAGCATCCTTCATAGCGTCTGCGATAGGGTAGAAGTCTTCCCATTCCCAAGAGATAGGCCAAGGGGCTAAGTCTACAGCATGACCTGTGATGTGGCGTGAGTTAAGTGTGGTGGACTTACCAGCCTTGTACAACTCCTTCTGTCGCACTGGGCTACGAATACCTTCCAGTACAGTGAAGTCAACTTTAGACTTGCTGATGGCTAGTTTAACGACAGCAATCAAATCAGGGTGTACCCCTGACAGCTTCTGCATACTACGATTTCCTAATTTATAAGTCATGTGTTTTCCTTATATTATATCTGATTTAGCTGAGTTTTAAGAATGAAGCACTTACCAAGGAAGCATATTGACCAGTAGTGCCATCCCATTTGTAGTAATAATCGTCTGGCAACGTAACTGTAATGCTGCTTTTTGCAGTGTACGAAGATGCGTTAGAGGAACCACACGACCCCACTGTCAAATAAGTTACATCGTCAACGGACAAAGAAAAACTAGCAGACCCTGTAAACTGACCAGACGGATTGGAAATCGTTGAAGCGGAAAGGTCTGCAATCATTTGGATCGGTCTCCCTGTCTGGTTTCGGTAAACTGTGCCTTTTGTTAATGTCACCGCAGCCCAAGTTTGACCAACACCAATAGGGGTAGCAGGAACAGGTGCCAAAGCTGCAATAGCAGCAGCGACATTAGCTGGAGACACAAGGCTCTGTAAAGTCCCTGTTCCACCTTCCCAAGTAACCGTAGCTTGATCTCCGAGTAAACCTGTCTGAACACCCAAGGTACTAACCGTTTGAGTGTCGTCAAACAGACTGAAAGTATCTGTTGATTGATTGAGATAACCAATGCTAATCCAAGCATCGTTAGCCTCCGCCCTAATTTTAAGTATGTTATTAGAAGTATCATACCAAAGCATATTAGCATAGGTTGTGGTTGGTGCAGTAGAGCCACTGTTGGTACTACCCAACGCTTGCAATGCGTTGTTAATATCCGCCCTAGTGGCGGGAAAGGTTTGGTTATCAATTACTAAGTCATTCTGTGACATTTAGTTATACTCCACATAAGCGGTTAGGGATGATATAGACGGGGTTATATTGTTTGCAGTAGATGTAAGTTTCACCTTAAACCTAAAGGCTCTTGCGCTAAGGTCTGCAACTTTTATTGCAGTGTAGCTAGACCAAACGGGTGTACCCGATGGGTCATCTTGTGTTGTAGACACAAGGGTTGTGATGTTAATGTCTGAGAACTGACTGCCCCCCCCTAAATCATCAAACAAACCTGATGCGTTATCAAACAACGCAGGTTGGTCATCAAATAGGCCAGCGGTAGCGTCATGTCTTGTAGTTAATCCACTGACATACACACGACACCTCTTTACAGTATTATCCGCAGTCTCTAAGTAGTTGCTAAAGAGATACTCACCTTCAGATGGGCCTACAGCGTAGTTAGTAATTCTTAGTTTACTGCTTACGACCTCTGTGTTAGTCTTTGTACCAGCGAAAGTTGGACTGTCAGTTAGGGTTATTGTGTTGGTAAATGGCTGTATGTTAGCTACAGGAACTGCTACAGAGGTGTAGTTAGAGGAAGTAATGCCTGACTTATCTACAGCTTTAACCATGAATGTACCTGCCCTAGCGGGAACAGACACACTAGAGGCTGGACGAGATACCTTATTAACGTATGTCTGAGCGTTACCCCAACTAGCTCCAACAAGATCAGGGGAATACCGCACGATGTAATATGACAGATCAAGGTCAGGTACAGCGTCCCAATCCAAGGTAATAACTGCACCATTAACCTCTGCTGCAAGACCTGTGACATCTGAGGGAGGTGCAAGTAATCCAGAAGCGTTAATGTTGTACAGATACTCAAACTGACCCTTGATGCCAAACGTATTTATTGCCCTTGCTCTGAAGTCATAGTTACCATCTTCAAGGTCAATAGCTTCAAAGTTGCCTAGCTGTCCTGTCCCAAGTGTGATCCAGTCAACTGCTGAGGATAACTTAAACTCGGCCTCAATATAGTCAATTCTTTCAGCCGCACCAGAGGTTACACTAAGGGTGATAATGTTTGTGAGCTTCTCACGGATAACCGCAGTTCTAGGCACTGCTGATAACCCCACTGATGGTACATCAAAAGGAGACAGTAGTGTAGTGTTATCTGCCTCGTACACGACACCATCAGATACTTCATCATAGACAGACTCGGCGGTCTCTCTTAATGTCATCTGTGTCTGTAGGTCAAGGCCATCAGTTAAACCAAAGTTCCAAGCAACAACTTCAAACTCTTTGTTAGTCCACCCGAAGCGGGTGTTAGTTAAGCGAACATTGTCGCCAACTTGAACTTGCAACGTCTTTAGTCCAAAGGAAGCGTCAACTGTAAGCTGTTGTCTGTTACGCTCCAGAGAAATAAGAGCGATCCGACGAGCTTCGACAGAGTTATCAGTAAACGGTAGATCAATATCAGCTACTGACTCTTGGTTGTTATCAGCCGATAAAAAAGCTGAATTGGTTACTTGTGGGTAGTCTGTAGTCTGCCAGTTGGTCTCTTCACCACGGAATGTACCCTTAACTGTATTGAAGTTATTTCTACGAGAGTGTCGTGTAGATACACTCAAGCTAGAGCGTAGGTCATCCTCGTTAAGGTCAAGTACAGGTGTAGTCCAGTAAGCTGGTTTCATGCGCCACTTACCCTGAGAGTACCACATGCTGCCATCCATTGAGGTAAGCATAGAGTTAAGCATGTCATACGGAGTTACAGCTAAGGTAAATGCACCATTGCAGGTGTACCTTGCAGTTTCTACAATCCCCGACTCACTTTGACTTGTTGGAAACCCTGTTGCTATAAATAAAGTACCTACGTTATTGTCAGGCGATCCATACCGTGTGAAGTCAGTGTTACCTACAGTTTTAATCTTGTACTCACCTCCCACCCACATTTTGAAAACGGGGCTTCCTACAAGCTGGTCACATACGTTAGCAGCAGAAGTAACTAAATCGTCATCAATGTTAGCGACCTTTTCCGCAAGTCCATAAGTCGAGGTTAAGTAATCCCTCAAGCACAAGGCTGGATTGTCTGACCATGCTGTTGTTGAAGTACGTGGGTCATAGACCTTCTTACCACTAACAACTGCTGTAAACTCAGGGATACCGTTAGGAAATGCGTTTGCGTCAAACTTTAAACGAACGTACATGTACGCAATATTACGAAGTCTGTGTTCAGTATTCCAGTTAAATGACTCAGAGTTAAGGTCAACGTCTACTGTCTGGTTAGGGGAACCGAGGTGCAACTTAAAGCGGAGTTTACCTGCATACTTGGTTGGGGTGACTACCTCTCCATTAACATCTAAGGTAACTAATTCGTCGTTAACATAAATCTTATCAAAGGACTGTATCTCGTGTCCAGCGAAAGCAAGGATACGGTGAAGGTAAGTATTGTTTGTACCTGTAGCTTCGTCGTAAATACGAGCGCCAGCAACACGCATCTTACCATAGATGATTTGATGATCCAGCGCAGTACCGATAGCCGTAGTTTGATAACCACGGTTCTGCCCTGACAGCGAAGGCTTAGGAGAGAGCGCCCTCATTGCTGCACCAAGTACAACAGAGGTAAGTAGCTTTCCTAGTATTGTGCCTGTAAGGAACGCACCAAAGGCTGTGGCTGCAAAGCCTGTAGCGCCAACGACTGGGGCAGCATACAGGAGGGGGAGGGCAAGTATTTGAGCCATGTAAGTTATTTATCTCCAAGATATTTAGAGTACGAACACTCCGAAGGTTTAAACTTTAACCAAGTAAGTATTTTACGTAGGGGACTACGCACCTTAGAGTTAATCACAAGCACTGACACTCCGTCTGACTTAAGGCAACTCTCAGCAAACTTAATTAACTTGATACCTGTTAAACCCTTGCGGTAGTCTTTATGTAAGAACACAACGTCACACGAAGCAAACAAGTGGCTTTTGTGGTGTATGTTATGGTTAACTACAGATACAAAGTAACCTACAAGTTTACCTTCACTCCTAGCTGTAAAGACTTTAAGGTTTCCTTGTAGCTCTAAAGCGTAGTAGGATTCCCAACAAGGGTCTAGCTTAATGTAAGATTGGTAGTCCTCGACCTCTTCCCAGTGTGCAGCAATCAGGGGTTTAATCTCTTCTTCTACTTGAGAGACAAACTCTTGTTGATACTTAATCATTTCTCATCTCTACCCCAAGATATCTTTTTATCTTGCAAGCCTTCGATAAAGTCCAACCCAAGATCGTTAGGGTAGATTGACTTCTGATAACCAGATGTGTACCTTCCAACTCTAGCTCTCTCAAGGTCGATAAGTTTATTCTCGACAGTTAACTCAATAGTAGTTGTCTCAGCACTCTCTTCGATGTTCATCTGATCCATATAACCTGAGAACAATTCGTTTAAGCCCTTGCTACCGTCTTGCAAGTTAATCTTAGAGCCATCTTGTAGTAGTATGTAGGAGCCACTCTGTTGTTGTAGGCTACCATAGGAAAATGTACCAAAGTAAATCTTGGCTACACGGCCCTGATAAGGCTCACTGAGGGCTAAGGATAGTAATTCTGAGGGGATACCGCTTAGACTAATTGTAGCACCCTTAACAGCCATCTCAGAGGTTTCTTCAATAGAGGAAATATTAAGGAGTTGACCAAGACCAAACCACTCAGTGCCATCATCAAGTACAAGCGTACCTTGACCCGTCCACATTCTTATCGTCTCACTAGAGAAGTTAAGCTCTGTGGCAAAGAACGGGTAGACTATATCTCCATCAATGTTTTCTATTGTATTTGGGGAAAGTTCTCTGGACATATTATCCTCAATCTAGTCGGTCAGGTTGTTAATAGTGTTTTGCAGTGTTCGTAGGCTTATCCTGTATCCATGATCGTCATCAACGCCTGTATCTATTAGGCTACCAATGTATTCGTTGTAGTTAAAGATGTCTTCCGTTTCGTAACCCCACGCCATTGCGTATGTGTATCCGTTTGCAACACTTTGTTCACTCATTGCCACGGTAAGTCTATCAATAATGCCTTGACCTGCGTAATTTGAGTCCACAAAAATACCCGCTGGTGTTACGCAGTCGGTGTTGCTTATACCAGAAGATTGAAAGAAGTCAGCAAGACGAGGTAGGATGGTGTGATCTTCGGGTAACTCAAAGTCTAAGCTAGTTCCAACAACAACACCGTCATTCAGTGCCACTGCAAAGCGGGCATTATTCTCAGCAAAGTATGCCATAAGCTCTGCGTTGTATTGGTCGGGTGTGCTTTTGGGGAGGATGAAGTCAACGATGTCTTGATAGAGAGAGTTGTCTTTTAATACACCTGTGGTGATAGTGACCATTATGAAATCTCCAAGTAGCCAGAAGTGAATATTGTACGGTATTCGTTCGAAGCATAGGAATTACTAGACCAAGTAACGTTTGAGGGTGACGCACCCTGTACATAAGAACCAGCACGAAGGTAAGTAAGTGCCTGATTAACCGTTGGCCCTGCGCCCCATGTGTGAGTGGGGAAGGTGCCCCCATATCGTCCAGACGCACCAAAGGCAATCGTTGCTACGCTTGATGCGGAACAGTTGATGGTGTTGGAGGATGTAGTCGCAACGTCTTGAGCCGCAACTGTAGTTATTGTAGTGCTTGGCCTGTAGACTTCTACTGACATCATGTTCGCACCATTACTTGAGCTTGTAATCGAGGTGTCTCCCGCTGTAAGGACTTTGTAGCAAGTCCTCATGCGGTGATAGTAGAAATAAGTTCCGCCCTTGTTACTGATGACACCGTCAGCAGTCGCAGTAGCTATTGAAGTAAACCCCGTGGGAGTAGTGGGGTAAGCATTAAAAGAAGACAACTTCCAGATAGTCACAAGAGCAATATCACCCGCAGCAAATGAGGGTGTAGTTGCTGTGATTGACGTGCTGGAATTGCCGACAATCGTATTAGACTGTGCAGTTAGAGTTAAAAGTGCACCAACACCGTACCATTCATTAAATGACATAGCTGTACCAGATGACTTACCGATTAAACCACGGATGTCTGCGTCGTTAATACCTGCTTCAGTAGCGGTAGTACCTCCAGCCTCTATGTGTATCTCATTAAGAGACAGCGTCCCAGACGCAGGGAGTGCCATTAGATTGTGCCATATGCTGTGACGTTACCAACAACTGTGAGGTTGCCTGTAGCATCCAGCTTCATCTTGTTCACACCACCTGTTGCAAAGTGTAAAACACCAGAGCTTTCGGTTACTGTCCAGTTACCTAGGTCTACTGTTGTAGCTGAGACTGTGCCAAACGTAGGGCTGTCGTTAGGCTGCACTGCACTGGCAGCCAGTGTGCCTTGGGCTGCTGTGGCGTAGTCTGCTGAACTGAAGGCTTTTACTTGAGCAAGGTTTGTAACCTCACTGTCCATCAAAGCACCAGCAGAAGTTACATTAGCTGTGTCTGTTACGTCAGCACTAGCTTCGATACCGTCTAGCTTTGTGCCATCTGTAGCTACATCACGACCATCAAAAGTGCTATTGGTTGTGATAGCCCCCGTCATAGCTCCGCCAACTTTAGGTAAAGCGGCATCGGCCTTAGTGCCTTGCGCTGCTGTAGCATAGTCAGTTGACGCTGTAGCTGCTGCCGTCCCAAGGGTAGGAGTACCTGTCAAATCAGAATAAGAACCTGTGGAAGCTACTGTAACAAGACCAAGGTTAGTCCTAGCTGTACCTGCGTTAGCAAGGTCTGATAAGTTATTCGCCGCAAGTAGATCACCTGCGCCACCCCCTACGGCAGTCTTTAGCTCTCCAAGAGTAAGAGCCATTGTTTCATCAGCAGATATGTCAACAACAACAAACTCATCCGCATCGACTAGGTCAGCGGCAACTATGTTAGTTAGATCAGTAATCTTCTTATCGGTCATTATCAGATATCCTTATACCAGAGCTTCAACAGCTTCAAAAGAGATGCCATAAGATGACACATTGTTAATAGACCAACTGGTCAAGTTATTTGCTAGGCGAAAGACACCTTTTGCTTCGTTAAAGACGACTGTGGCTCCAGTGTATGTTGACCTAAGTGCTGGCCAAATCTCTAAGCTACCATCACCCGTTTTATCTAACAGCACCTGATGTAGTTTAGCTGAGGATGCTCCCCCAAGCTGAATGTAGTCACCAGCCTTAAGAGTTCCAGTCATAGTAACAGTAACAGTCTCATCACCGACATTACCAGTGAGGGTACAGGAGCTTACATCGCCCTGTGGAGTATCGTAGTCAGGGTCTCCTAGTAGGAACGTACCTGTCTGCCCCTTCAGGCCAACTAGCATAGCCTTCCAAGGGGCAGCTAGATCACGACGAACCGAGGGAATGGAAACCGAGGCTTGCCACTTCTGCCCACCGTGGGAAACGATCTGTTGCTTATAAGTAAAGGGGGAACTTGATGTCGCTACAGCATTAACTGCGCTTAACTCAATGCTCTCAATACCTATGCTAGTTGGAGTTGATAGTGGGTAGCTCAAAGCCATAGTTTATTTCCCTATTATTATCCGAAGACAGCCTTAGTCGCACCGCCTCTACGACGATCATTAAGCATAGAAGATTTAGTCATGTTAGCGATCTGAGGTGCAGCCTGTGCAATGAGCTTCTTAACACTTTCGTCGCCATTAGCTTGGAAGTTGAAGTTCTGGTGGATCACTACGTTGTCACCACCGCCACCTTCCATTTGTACACCTAGCTTACCATTAGCACCCCTCTTGAGTGGCATGATAGCTTCTGGCCCAGCTTCACCCATGAGACCAGTCTTACCGCCAGCCATAGGGAATGTTGTTGGACTACCAACGACACCACCGTTAGCATAGGCTTGTATCTGAGAGCCACCTTGCCATGCACCACCATCAGCTTGGAGAGTACCAGAAAGCCATCCAGCCAAGCCAGAACCTGCTTTATCTCCAACCCCAACAGAGCCAACCAGCCTTTGTACGACAAGGACTTCAAACAACTGCTTGATGATTGCCTTAGCCATATTCTTAAAGGCATCCTTAACAGACTTAGTGCCATCAACAATAGAGGTAAATGCGTCACCCATACTGTTTGCGATACCTTGAGCTAACTCTTTTTGTTGTGCTGTAGCCTCTTCAAGAACACGGTTCTCTTCTAGTTTGGCTGCAATGTAATCAGCAGAGTTCTTAAGTTTTGTCTCCGTGACTTGTACGTCAGCCTTCTCGTTTTCCTTGAGTAGTTCGTAGTAGATTCTTTGAGCCTCGTGCTGCTCACCACTCAGACCAATTAAGACACGATCTTGTTGAATCTGTAGCTTACGAGCTTCGATGATCTCGTTGATGTCAATTACGTTGTCACCACCGCCACCTTTAGTTTTCTTAGTCTTAGGAAGTCCCTTGCCATCCATTGTAGGTTTTCTACTATCAGTTGTACTACGACCCCCGTACTTATACATAGGTGTCTGCTCTAACGACCTTTGTTCGAGGGCAACACCTGCCGCCACTTCTAACGCAACCCCTAGTTCCTTAGCCAGTCTTGCAGCTTCGTCTGCCGCACTAGATATTGGAGTGGTTATATCAACACCAGCTAAAGCCAACGCTGTAACTACAGACTCTCCGTACTTCTCTTCAAGCTGTGCAACTAGGTTTATTTGGTCTTCAGCTTTCTTTCTAGCTTCATCAGACGCTTCATTTAGGCTATTAACAAATACC